GCCATCGCAGTGGGTTGAAACCAAATTGAGAAGGAACCTCAAGAGATTAACTGCAATTGACGTATCGGAATACGACGCACGTGTTGCGCCCGTGCGATTAGGGTTTAAACTCTCCTTCAGAGCTGTGCCTGGCCTATGCAGGATCTGGCACGGTATCTAGGGCAAATACGAGTGGTACCCCAATAAAACAGAATAAATTATAATCAGTACCGACACCCGCGTACACATCAAAACAACGCTCGCGTGGTGTATTACTTAACAGGGCAGACGCTCTAAAATTATAGCCGTCAGTCTGGCTTTCGTCATAGTCTGCCCCGGCGGCACCTTTAAAAGTATCTAACATTCTATATCTACTATACATTGGTACTTCAGCAGACAAACCTGTCTGCGTCAGCTGATTAGTTAAGCACATGCCTCCCCACCCGGTGGCACGCTGATTATTATACCATTCTTTAGTGGCAGCGCCTCCTACGGCGGAGTCATAGCGGTCCCAAAACCTGGAGGTAAACAAACCATCGCGAGATCTCTGAATCACCATGTCGCCTACGGCAGCCTCGTCCATCATATTATATTTATATCTGTAGGAACCCCTCTCACCCAAAAAGCAAATACGCATCCAGGAGGAGGGACACCAATTAACAAAGTTATAACGCCGCGCAGAAGTATCTACATTAAGGCCTACTGGGTCGTAGCCCGGCAGGGGGATTTGACGTGGCTGATTCCAATTGTACACTCTATATTCATTAGCAGGCGACTCTTGCGCTTCAATTCTCCTGAATAAATGAACCATTCGCCGCATCAGAGGCCTAAGCGACTTCACTGTTTCACCCATAGTGACCATGCCTATAAGATCACGCTTGTCACTAGGGTTAGCAAAGGCCAATGATTTATGTTCATCTGCTACGGGAGTCCCCACAGCCGGAGTAGACTGTACATCAGCGAAAGAGCTGAGTTCTCCAGACTGCGTGGGAGCACGCGACGACAGTTTGACACTAGGTCCTATCGGCGCCGCGAACTGCGTATTATCACCAGCATTAAAATAGAATAGAATAATTGCGTCGTCCGAATCGTCCGGGGAAGACAACTCGGTCTCTACGGATAAAGTAATAATACCATTTCGATAAATATCGTCAAAAGCTAAAGGTGCGGACCCCATCTGGTAATATTCGTTAGTGGTGTTATCTCTCCGCGATTGCTTCCACATATTGTCGTTCAGCCATGGTGCCGTAATCGTAACCTCTCGATCCACTGAGATATCGATCACTTTCGAAAGCTGAGTAACCTGGTCAACAGAACTAGAGTCCTGATTTTCCCAGGACAACAACAAACGTCCTCGGTGGAAGTTGCTCGCGACGATTTTAATAGTTAGCTGAATGTCTCCTCGCCAATACTTAAACATGTGTGCCACGTGGGAGAACGGCGTACGCTGAATTTCAACATAGCCGGTTCTCGCATTAGTACTTTTTACACCGGGCTCGCATGCTACAGCGGCAAGTTGCGTCCCGCGCGAATCGGCAGGTTTCCATGAGTAGGCGTCAAGATAAGTACGTCTGGTGACCAGGCTGGCCACCGTCAGTTCATCGGTTCCGTCTAGACCCACTGTTCTACTATCCACAGTAAGCTCATTCTTAGGATCAAGAGTAAGCTTTGCTGTAGGGTCACTGATCTCAGGAGAGGCCAGAGAGTGGAACGGCATGTCTTTAAACGGCATGAC